TTGACGTTCTGTACGGCTACAACACGATCCGTCCGCAGATGGCTTGCCGTATCTGGGGCTAATCTGAAACCGGGGGCTTCGGCCCCCTTTTCTGAAACTCATTTTCAAAGGAAATCATCATGGCTCTCCCTAACGGCGCAGGCGGTTACCAACTCGGCGACGGTAACCTGAACGAAATCACGATGGGCTACTCCGCAGCCCCTCAAACCGCCACTTCCACTGCCACTCTGACTGCTGCTCAAGTGACTGGTAACTTGCTGGTCGCCAACCCCAGCACTTCTGCCGCCACCTACACGCTGCCCACCGCTGCTCAAATCGATGCAGTTGTGTCCAGCGCCAAGGTCGGCAGCACTTTCCTGCTGAACATCGTCAACACTGGCACGTCTTCGGGCACTGTCACACTGTCGATGGGTACCGGCATCACTGACGGCGGCAACGCTGCTGTGGCCGTGGCCGTCACTTCCAGCGCCGCATTCCTGTTCCGCAAAACAGGTGATGCAGCTTGGACTGTGTACAAAGTCGCCTAATTTCGGGCAACTCGTGAAACGGGGCTTCGGCCCCGTTTCCATATGGAGAATCACATGAACGTCGTACTCGTACACCCCATTCACGGTGCCAAAGTCGCCATCAATGAACAAGAGATGGAGATGGATGTCAAAAACGGCTGGTCGGAGTACAATCCCGATACGCCCGCTGAGGTGGCACCGAAAGCAGAGAAGCCTGTTCGCAACAAGCTGACTCGCAAAGTGACCGAACAACCCATCGAACAGCCCAACGAAGTCCCATCTTTTCTGACTTCGGCAAGCGACGAATCCGAAGGAAGCTGAAATGGCAACGACCGCTGGCGATCAAATTAACCGGGCCTTGCGCCTGCTCGGTGTACTGGCAGAAGGCGAAACCCCGTCAGCGGCTACCAGTCAGGACGCGCTTCTCGCGTTCAACCAGATGATCGACTCGTGGAACACCGAGCGGTTGTCTGTTTTTGCGACCCAAGATCAGGTCTTCAGTTGGCCTGCTGGTCAGATCAAGCGTACTCTTGGCCCCACTGGTGACTTTGTCGGCAATCGTCCAATTCTGCTCGATGACGCGACCTACTACATTGCCCCAAGCGGCGTGTCGTATGGCATCAAATTCATCAACCAAGCGCAGTACGATGGAATCGCTGTCAAGACTGCCACATCGACCTTTCCACAGGTCATCTTCGTCAACGAGACATTCCCCGATGTCGAGATGTATGTTTACCCCAAGCCCACGCAGGTCTTGGAGTGGCACTTCATTTCGGTCGAAGAACTGACGCAGCCTGCCACACTGGCAACCCAGTTGCACTTCCCACCCGGATACATGCGGGCCTTCACCTACAACTTGGCAATGGAAATTGCGCCCGAGTTTGGTGTTGAGCCGTCGCCGCAAGTTCAGCGCATCGCTATGACCAGCAAGCGCAACTTGAAGCGCATCAACAACCCGAACGACATCATGAGCCTGCCCTACGGTGTCGTGGCGAACAAGCAGCGGTTCAACATCTACGCCGGTAACTTCTGATGAAGACCCCGATCCTTGGCTCCGCATACGTGGCCCGCAGCGTCAACGCTGCGGATGCCCGCATGGTCAACTTGTTCCCCGAGATCATTCCCGAGGGTGGTAAAGAACCGGCGTTCCTGAACCGCGCACCCGGTCTTAAACTGAAAGTGGCTGTTGGCTCTGGACCAATTCGCGGGCTTTGGCAGTTAGGTGGTAACTTGTACGTGGTCAGCGGCAGCGCACTGTACAAAGTGGATTCCGCCTACACTGTGACCACAATCGGTGTTGTGTCGGGTGCCAGCGGTCCGGTCAGCATGGCTGACAATGGCACTCAACTGTTCATTGCCTGCAACGGCCCCAGCTTCATCTACAACACCAGTACCAACGATTTTGCTCAAATCACCGATCCTGATTTTCCGGGTGCGGTGACCGTGGCTTACCTTGACGGTTACTTCGTTTTCAACGAACCCGACAGCCAGAAAATCTGGGTGACCGCGCTGCTGGATGGTCTGAGCGTTGATCCGCTGGACTTTGCCAGTGCCGAAGGCTCCCCAGATGGCGTGGTCGGCATCATCGCAGACCACCGAGAAATCTGGGTGTTCGGCACCAATTCGGTCGAGGTTTGGTACAACAGCGGCAATGCTGACTTCCCTTTGTCGCGTATTCAAGGTGCGTTCAACGAACTGGGCTGCGCTGCCCCATATTCGATTGCCAAGATGGACAACGGTCTGTTTTGGCTGGGTAAAGATGCCCGAGGTCAGGGCATCGTCTACCGGGCCAACGGCTACACGGGTCAGCGCATCTCGACCCACGCTGTTGAGTGGCAGATTCAGCAGTACGAGAACATGTCCGACGCCATCGGGTACACGTACCAGCAGGACGGTCACAGTTTCTACGTGCTGATCTTCCCCCAAGCCAACCGCACATGGGTGTACGACGTGGCAACGCAGGCTTGGCACGAGCGGGCCGGGTTTGCCAACGGTGACTTTACCCGCCATCGCAGCAACTGTCAGGCGTTCTTCCAAGGCGAAGTATTGGTGGGCGATTATGAGAACGCCAACGTATACGCTTTCGATCTTGAGGACTACTCGGACAACGGTAGCATCCAAAAGTGGCTGCGGTCGTGGAGAGCGTTGCCTACTGGCACCAACAACCTCAAACGCACCGCACACCACAGCCTTCAGCTTGATTTGGAGACTGGCGTAGGCTTGAACCTTGGTCAAGGCAGCGACCCACAGGTCATGTTGCGTTGGTCTGACGACGGCGGTCACACATGGTCAAATGAGCACTGGGTTGGCATCGGCAGGATCGGTGAGTTCTACCGCCGTGCTATCTGGCGTCGTCTGGGTATGACAATGAAAATCCGCGACCGTGTTTACGAGGTGTCGGGCACCGATCCCGTGAAGATCGCAATCGTGGGTGCTGAACTGATTGTGAGTCCGACGAATGCCTAATCCGTTGAACGTACCCATCACGCCGCCACGGGTTGCGTTTATCGACCCACGCACGAACAATGTGTCGCGTGAGTGGTACATGTTCTTTTTGTCATTGTTCAGCCTTTCGGGTGGAAGCAGTGTGTCGTTGGATGATGTGCAAAAAGGCCCACCATCTCTGACTGTTGATGAATTAACGCTGTTCATCGACAAAGCTATTGGAAACCTGAACCCTGCCCCGGGCACATCCGAGTTGCAAGCCGAACTCAACACCGTGCGACAGGAACTGCAACTGATTCCTCGTCAGGAACTTGGCACAATGGCCCAGCTTCAGCAGGCCAACTTGCCGTGGGTGACGTTTGACACAACACCTGAACATGTGCCAACTGATATTGGTACTGTGGCATGGGACGGTGGTACAACGCTGGGCATCCAGATGACGGCCAATGTGCTTCAGCGTGTCGGTGAATCACAATACTTCTACATCAAAGCTGACAGCACCATCACCAAAGGTCAGTTGATCATGTTCACCGGCGCAGTGGGTGCCAGCGGTGTGATCAAAGGTGCCCCAGCCACCGGACTGACCGATGGTCAGTACCTCATGGGTATTGCCGCCGAAAACATCGCAGCCAATGGTTTCGGACTCGTCACATCATTTGGCAATGTTCGAGGGTGGAACACCACTGGTGCGCCAGTCGGTGAAACATGGGCCGATGGTGACATCCTGTATTACAACCCGTTGGTGGCCGGTGGCCTGACCAAAACGCAGCCGACTGCACCCAATGTCAAGGCAACAGTTGCAGTCGTGGTCAACGCTGCTCCGGCGGGTTCTGGTGACGTTTTTGTCAGGGTTTCCACAGGCTCCGTGCTGGGTGGCACCGACTCCAATGTGCAATTTGGACCTCTCGTCAACAAAGATTTCATTCAGTACGATTCGGCGCTCCAGTATTGGAAAAACGTAGCCCCCGGCGCGTTGACCAAAATTGACGACACGAACGTCACCCTGACTCTTGGTGGATCGCCCACCTCTGCACTGCTGGCGGCTACTTCGCTTACTCTTGGGTGGACGGGGCAGCTTGCTGTCGGTCGTGGTGGCACTGGTGTATCAACAACACCGACCAATGGTCAATTGTTGATTGGCAACGGTACTGGATACACCGTAGCAAATCTGACCGCCGGAACGAATATTTCGATCACCAACAGTGCGGGCGGTATTACCATCAACTCAAGCAACCCGGGTGGTACGGTCACAAGTGTTGGGCTTTCAGCACCTACCGGTTTTGCAGTCAGCGGTTCTCCGGTCACTTCATCCGGCACTCTGGCTTTGTCGTTTGCTGCTGGATATTCGTTGCCGACTACCGCCAGCCAATCAAATTGGGACACTGCTTATAGCGAACGGTTGCAGTGGGATGGTGGTAGCACCAACTTGGTCGCAGCGACTGGGCGCACATCGTTGGGTGCAACGACAGTCGGCTCCAACCTGTTTACGCTCACCAACCCAAGCGCAATCACGTTTTTGCGGGTGAATGCTGACAACACCGTGTCGGCTCTTGACGCCGCCACTTTCCGTACCGCCATCGGCGCGGGTACGGGTAATGGAACTGTGACCAGTGTTGCGGCTTTGACAATCGGCACAACCGGGACGGATTTGTCGTCCACAGTCGCCAATGGAACAACAACCCCGGTCATCACGCTGAACGTTCCCACGGCCTCGGCCAGCAACCGTGGCGCATTGAGCAGCACCGACTGGACCACGTTCAACAACAAGCAGGCTGCGTTGGTCAGTGGTACCAACATCAAGACTGTCAATGGCACCACGCTGCTCGGATCAGGCGATCTGGGCACGATTGGGGTGGCGTATGGTGGTACTGGTCTGACATCTGTGACAGCCAACCGCATTCCTTACGGTAACGGCACCTCGGCCCTGCAAACCAGCGCCAACTTGACCTTTGACGGCACCAACCTGAAAATTGGGTCAAAGACCATGCCGACCGTTACAGGTGGGCAAGTCGAGTTGATTGGCGATTGTTTGATTTTTGCCGGTGACACGAACATTGGTAGCCCGTACACTCAGAATCTCCAAATCGACATCACATGGGGTAATTGGGGGTCGAACCCTGCCATCGCTCTTGTTGAAGTCGCAATTGCTGCACGTGAGTTTGTGGGGTCAGCAGGCTGTGCGTTTGGTTGGTTATACGCAGGCAACGGAGGTGGATCAACATTCAGTTCATTCACCACGACTGGCATAACAACCGCAAACGGTGTGCTTACTGCGGCAAGTGGTGGCAATTATATTTTGCGGATCACGTTTAACCCTACCAGCGACACCGATGTCATTGGTTACACGATCAGAATTCCAACCATGCGTGGTGGTACGGGGTCGACAGTCACAAGCATTGTGGCATCATTGGTCTAATGAAAGGCGAAAAATGACTGTGAACATTTCGTGCGTTGCTGGCGCAGCCGCACAGTTTTTTGACAACAACGGCAACCCTTTGAGCGGTGGCCTCATCTATACCTACGCCGCTGGCACGACAACCCCTGCCGCCACCTATACGAGCAGCACCGGTCTGACCGCCAATGCCAATCCGATTGTGCTCGATTCTGCTGGTCGGACACCTCAGGAGATTTGGTTCACCGAAGGCGCATCGTACAAATTTGTTTTGCGTGATTCGACCGGAACCCTGATCGGCACTTATGACAATTTGGTCGGCGTCAATGATGTCACAGACGTATTGGCTGATCTTTCTGCATCGTCGGGTTCGTCACTGGTGGGTTTCATTCAGGGTGGTACGGGCGCTGTGGCTCGAACTGTTCAGTCGAAACTGCGTGAAACGTGCAGCATCGTGGATTACGGTGCAGACCCGACCGGAGTGTCGAACAGCGGAACCGCAATTCAGTTGGCATTGCAGTCTGGTGCGCAATATGTGTATGTACCCGCCGGTACTTTTGCGATGACCACGAACATCTCGGTGACTTTGACGACCGATGTCAAGTTCTATGGGCTTGGGACTATCATCTACACGGGTTCGACAAACAACACAAACCCGCTGATTGCTGTCGAAACCGACAACCACACGTTTGACGTGGATGGAATTTCGTTTGATGGCGATGACAAGATTGCATTGGGTGTGCGTGTCTACAACACGGCCGTTCCATCCAGCAATACGTTGCCCAATTGCACCATCTCGAACAACCTGTTCATTCGGTTCCGCATGAACGTCGCTGGAATCTGGAACGCTGGCGCATACGTGTCCGGCTCATTCCAACTTGTCACGATTGCCAATAACCGCATTCGATTGATCACTCGTGCTGCTGGTACTGGTACGCCCGGAAGTGCCGGAACGGCTGGTATTGAAGTGACGCAATACAGCAACACGCAGTACATCCGTGAATGTCTGCACTACGGAAACCAGTACGCAGCGATTGTTGGTGGCGATCTTGTGTCGTCGCCCAACAACGTGGACTACGACGGCTTCAAGTTTTTTGGACCATCCCCTGCTGCCGATTCGGGTCAGTACGCTCAAGCGACATTGACCTCTTACGGTAACGTGTACCGTAACTGCCGTGGCCGTGCGCTCAAGATTCAAGCGATTGGGTCTGTGCGCGATGAAACGGTGATTCGTGATGACGACTACACTCTTTACGGCGGCAGTGCGGAAATCAACTTCCAGTACGGCGTTGGTATGGTGTCCAACTGCCAGTTCATCTATCGACCATATGGCAGCACTTCGCCGATTCAGACAGCTGTATCGCTGGTTTCGTTCTACCAAGGTGCTGATTACGGTGAAGACACTGGCTCTGCAATTGTCAACGGCATTCAGGTGTTTAACTCCATCTCGGCTGGCGTCGGAAACGACATCGGATACATCGTGCAGGCTGGAGTTGGGTTGGGTGTGGCGACACCGCTCAAGCCGCTGGTGTCCGTCAGCAACGTGTCCGTGAACAAAAATCCGATTACTGCGATTGCCAGCATCGGGTACGAGGGCACAACTTACGGCACCTTGCGCCTCGACAACATCACCGTTCCTTCTTTGACTTGGGGCGCTGTCGCAACCAATGGCACTGACACCAACTTTGACATCGTTGCAACCAATGTGCTGAACGTCGATGGTTTGCAAACACCTGCAAACGCCAAGCCTTTTGTGACATCTACGACTGGAACTGCTGTGACATACGGCGGCGCAATCATGGGTGCCATGAACCAAGGATTCTTGAACGCATACGCTAACGGCAGCAGTGTCAACAAAGGTCCGCTGCTGTCTGCTGGCGCACTGTCTGATCAGAATAACCGCAACGGCGGCGCATCATCAGTGCAATCAGTGCCACTGACCGACGACGAGTCGTTTGAGTTTGACTCACGCTTCTACAACACAACCCGTGGATTGTTTGTTGTCAGCATTAACTACGACTACACATCGCAAGGCATCTTTGTCACTGGTGGCAACGCCATCTACTCGATTGCCGCGCCTGCTGGCAGTGTGTTTCAGGTTTCTACTGGCGGCACCAACCCAGACGTGGATAACAAATTCAACATGTGGTACACGGGCGGCAAACTGAACGTCAAAAACCGACTCGGGGCCACCTACGTTGTTACCGTCAACTTCATCGGATAAGGACGCACCATGACAGTCATCGTCAAGAACATCGTCCCGGCGAAAACCGTCGAGAACACTCAGACCACCCAATACACGGCCACCAACGTGACCACGATCATCGACAAGTTCACGGCGACCAATTACAGCGCCAGTGCTGCGACGATCTCGGTCAACCTTGTGACCGTTGCTGGCTCGGCTGGCAACCTGAACCTGATCACCAAGACCAAAACGCTCCAGCCGTCCGAGGTCTACACGTTCCCCGAACTGGTGGGTCAGGTGCTCAACCCCGGCGACTTCATCTCGACGGTTGCCGGGACCGCCAGCGCGATCAACATGCGCGTCAGTGGTCGTGAGGTAACTCAGTGAGAATAACCTACGGCAAAGGGTTTGAGGTTGCGCCGCCGCAGATGATGCGGCAAAAGGTGGAAACCTTGCAGCAGGAGTTGTCCAAGCTGCCGCAGTACGAACCCGAGACAAAGCATTATTTCCACGGCGGCATGTACTGTCGTGAAGTGTTTCGTCACGCCGGGGTGCTCGTGGTCGGCGCAGTCCACAAGAAAGAACATTTCTACCTCATCGTGTCGGGAACTGTCCAGATCACGGACGGTGAGGGAAATGCGCAAGAGGTTACCGGGCCTCATTTGTTTCAAAGTAAACCCGGGACAAAGCGGGCGGTATATGCAGTAACCGATACGCTTTGCATGACATTTCACGCCACCGAGTCAAAAACGGTCGAGGAAGCCGAAGCCGAATTGGTTGAGGTCGAACCCGATTCGATGTACAGTCTCGGTAATCAGGTCAAACACAAAGAAATCGAGGTGCAGCCATGACTTTTTGGGTTGCTGGTGCCGTCGTCGGCAGTTCTCTTATTGGTGCGAGTGCTTCGCGCAGTGCCGCAGGCGCTCAGGCGGCTGCGGCTGATCGTGCGGCAGAAGGTCAGGAGCGCATGTTCGAGCGACAGGTTGAACTGTCCGAACCGTGGCGCAAGGCCGGTGAAACGGCCCTCAATAAGCTGGTACCGCTGGCGACTGAATATACCCCATTCGGCATGGCTCAGTTCCAAGCCGATCCGGGCTACGGGTTCCGCATGTCTGAAGGCATGAAGGCGCTGGAGCGGTCGGCTGCGGCCCGTGGTGGCCTGCTCTCGGGCGCTACGCTCAAAGGCATCCAGCGATTCGGTCAAGACCTTGGCTCTCAGGAATACACCAACGCTTTCAATCGGTATCAGACCGAACGTGCCGCACGTCTTGCACCTTTGCAATCCCTCGCAGGGGTGGGTCAAACGACTGCCCAGCAGATTGGCGAGGCCGGTATGCGCACTGCCCAGAACATTGGCGAAACTCAAATGAGTGGTGCCGCTGCCCGCGCATCAGGCTACGTGGGTGGTGCCAACGCGCTGACTCAGGGTCTGGGCACGTATCTGAACTACTCGCAAGGTCAGAACATGCTGAACGCACTTCGTACTCCGACTGCTCCAGTATCCACGGGTTACACACCAACCACGAATTATTCGTTCACCCCGGATTATTCGCTGGGCGGCGGCAGACTGTAAGGAGTTCACATGCCTATCAATCCCGCAATCGCAATGGGAGTTCGAGGGATCGAACTTCAAGACCCGCTGGCCGCATACAGCAAAGTTGCCGCGATCCAGAACGCTCAAAATCAAAATCAGTTGGCTCAATACCAGCTTGGAGCAGCCCAACGCGCCGAGGCCAAAGACATCGCCCGCACCAACGCTCTTGCGCAAGCAGGAAGCGACGATACGGCCATCGCCAATGCGCTGCTGAAAGCTGGTGACCTCAAAGGATATTCTGACTTTGTGAAAACGCGCCGCGAAACGATGAAGGCCGACACTGAACTGGTGGACGCCAAGCTGAAGCAATCGCGCTCGTTCCTCGACACCATTGACCCGATGGACCCCAACGCGCCTCAGCAGTATCTGGCATGGCATCAGGCAAATCATGCCGACCCTGTGCTCGGTCCTGTGTTGAAGTCTCGTGGCATCACTGCCGAGCAGTCCCTTGGTCGCATCAATGACGCCATCACCAAAGGTCCGCAAGCTTTCGCTCAACTGCTGGCACAGTCGAAACTGGGCACCGAGAAGTTCATGGAACTGAACAAGCCCACGACGCAGGTCATCGACCAGAGCGGCCAGCGCCAAGTGATCCAGTTACCGGGTCTGGGCGGTGCGCCGACCACCGTGGGCACCTACGCCGATGTACCGCTGCCTGCGGCCGTCGAGGCTCAAAAGTCTCGTATCGCCAAGGCCGGTGCCACCAACGTCAACGTCAGCACCGAGAAGAAATACGGTGAGCGTTTCGGTGGCCTGATCGCTGATCAGGATGCTGCCAAGCTGGCCGCTGCCGAGAAGGCACCGGAAGCCGCAGCCACCGCTGACCGGGTGATGGACCTGATCTCGACCGGTAAGGTCATCACCGGCACCGGTGCCAATGCCCGGTTGCAGATCGCCAAGGCGCTCAATCTGGCCGGTGGCACGGACTCGGAGAAGATCAAGAACACCGAAGTGTTGGTGTCTTCGCTGGCCGAGACAACGCTGGGTGCGATCAAGTCGTCCAACCTTGGCGCGGGTCAGGGCTTCACCAACGCCGACCGGGACTTCTTGGAAAAAGCCAAAGCTGGTCAACTCAGTTACGACGCCAAGTCGCTGTCCGAACTGGCCCGTTTGTCGCGCCTCGCGGCCGAAAAGAGCGCCGAGTCGTGGAACTCCCGAGTCAAGCAGATTCCTGCTGCTGCCCTCGAGGGGACAGGTATTACTACCGAACCCATCATGGTGCCCAAACGTCAACCGGGTGCCGGTGCAAGCATTGCCAACATCCCCGCTGCCGCGATTCAGGCGCTGCGGGCTGGTCAAGGTACTGCCGAGCAGTTCGATGCAGTGTTTGGTGCTGGTGCAGCAGCAAAAGCCCTCAAGGGGAAGTAAATGGCCGAGAACCCGTTTGCCCAGTTTGCCGCTCAACCGCAGGCATCTGCCACCAATCCATTCGAGCAGTTCGCTCCGGCTGCTGCCACCGGCGGCATCCCCGGCCCACGTCGCAGCTACTCGCTGACCGAGGTGCCCGTGGAAGCCGTCAAAAACGTGCCCGAAAGCGCAGGGCGTTTTGTCGGCGGTGTCCTGCAAGCTGTGACCAGCCCGGTCCAAACCCTCACCGGCATCCTCGATGCTGGTGCTGGGGCGCTGCGCAACGCGCTGCCAAAGGGTGTGGTCAATTTCATCGACCAGTTCGACACCAACCCAGAAGCCACGCAGCGGGCAGTCCAGACAGCCAACGCCATCGGGGGCATGTACAAGGACCGCTACGGCAGCTACGAGGGTATCAAGCGCACGTTCGCCGAAGACCCCGTGGGTGCCGCTGCTGACCTGTCCACGCTGCTCAGTGGTGGCGGTGCTGCCGCGACCAAGCTGGGTGCCACGCAGACTGGTGCCGCGCTGTCCAAGGCCGGTACCGCCATCAATCCGATGCGCCCCATCGCCCCGATCATCGAGGCTCCGTTCAAGCTGGCCGCAAAGGGTGCCGGTGCGGTCTACAACGCCCTCGACCCCAAGTCGGCGGCATACCTGACGGCCGTGGAGGGTCGTGGCCCCGAGGTGCTCAACGCCCTGCGCCAACCGTCCGAGATTGTCCCGGGCAGTCTGCCCACGGCTGCGGAAGCTGCCGCACCCGCTGGAGCCACCCGGTTCTCGGCGATGGGGGCGTCTGCTGCCAAGACCACCCCGACGCCGTTCTATGAGCGCGCCGAGGCACAGAAAGCCTCGCAGCTTGCTGCCGTGCAGCAGGTCGGCAAGACCCCTGCGGAACTCAAAGCCGCTGAAGCTGCCCGCAAAACGACTGCCGGTCAACTCTACGGCATCTCCGACAAAGCGATGGTGGCCGCAGATGATGCGTTTGCATCGCTGCTGGATCGCCCCTCGATGGACAAGGTAATCGCCCGCGCCGCCGATCTGGCTGCGGAAAAAGGCCAGCCGTTCCAAATCGGCCAAAACCGTCCTTCACAGGTCGTGCCGTCCAGCATCGTCGACGAAGCCGGTCGTCCGATGGGTCAAACCGTGATCCCGGGTGAAGTGGCCCAGTACCCCGGTAGCAGTCTCCACGCCATGAAGATGGCCTTCGATGACCTGATCAAGAACCCTGAACGATTCGGCATCGGTGCTGCCGAGGTGGGTGCGATCAAGGGTACCCGGTCGCAGTTCCTCAACTG